CAAGCTAAGGAGCAATAAATGGCTAATCCTGATTCAGTATCACAGTATTACCTTGATTCATTCGGGAATGGTCGTATTGCTGTTAAGCAAGCTACAGCATTTAACACGACAGGGAACGCTACCGTTACTGGTATTACCCTGCCGTTGTTAGGTGGTGGCTTAACTAATGCTAATGCAACCGTTGGATCTGGTGGCGTTATTGTTCGTAGAATTACTGTAAATAATCCAATTGGGAATATCTCAAATGTGGTTATTTCTGTAACTACTAGCTCTGACGGCAACATTTCTAACGCTGTAGTAGCAAATACAACGCTAACCAATTTGACAGGCGCTGGTATTTACCAAGACCTTACAATTGCTAGTCCGTATAACAGCAGTTCTGCTATTACTGGTTTTACAACCCAAGCTCTATATGTCAATGTGAACACTGGTAGCGGTAATGTCGCTAACACTGCAACCATTGCTGTATTTGGCGATGTCGTGAGTTTCTAAATGTCAAATATCTTCGTAACCAATCGTTCTGACAAAAAGCTAAAAGATGGCTTTGCGGGAGTGTTCTATAGTTTTCCTAAAGATGAAACTGTAGAGATTCCACAAGAAGTAGCTCGTCACATTTTTGGTTATGGAGATGACAACAAAGAGCCTTATTTGGCAAGGTTAGGGTGGATTGTTTCTCAAAATGACTTGGAAAAAGGCATGGAGCTTTTATCCCAGTGGGAGATTTCTACCCAACCCCCAAGCAAGAACCAATCGTTATCCCCGTTGGTGGAAAGAGTACCCCTCCCAACCTCTAGGAAGGGCGGGGGAAAAGTCCTTCAAGCGGTAGCATGAGTTATGGTCAATAAATGGCAACGCTTAATTCGTACATTACGGAAGTCCGTAGGTTACTGCATGATGCTAACGGGAATTTCTATAGCGATTCGCAGTTAACCGATTACATTAACTCTGCCAGAGAAAGAGCTGTCAGAGATACTGGATGTTTGCGTGAAATTGTTATTACGCAAACTCCATGTCAAGTCGCACCCACAGCAACCATTGGTGGTGTAACGCCATCAAATCCTACCGCATGGGTAGCTAATACAGCCGTTACTTTAAACAGTTTTGTATTTTCAAATATTTTTATTTATCAATACACTACTGCGGGAACTTCAGGATCTACTGCTCCCGCTTACCCTGCTAGTGGCACAAACAATTACAGCAATTACCCTCCAACAGCTCCCTTTGCAGACGGGTCAGCCCAATTGACTTATGTGGGTAATTGCGAGAACATTAGCTATGCAGCTTTGACACAGTTAATGGGGTCATCTCCATTGTCACCAAGCTCTGGAAACACAGTCTTAGACATTATCAACATCAATCTGTACTGGGGTAATACTCGTGTACCGATGGATTACTTAGCTTGGAGTGACTTCAATGCACGATTAAGATTTTGGCAAAACTATATTGGCAGACCATTGGCTTTTAGTATCTATGGTCAAGGACAGATCTATTTAGGACCAGTACCAGATCAAATTTATCAAATTGAGATTGATTGCGTAGTCTTGCCTAATCCATTGTCATTAAACACGCCAGCAGTAACGGATGTCATTAACGATCCGTACAGCACAATGGTTAAGTTTTACGCTGCTTATTTAGCTAAGTATTACGAGCAAAGTTACGGGGAAGCCGAAATTTACAAGCAGGAATACAGCAAGCAAGGCGCAAGTGTCATTAACAGCACCTTTACTCGTAGGATTCCTAGCGTTTACAGTAGTCCTTACTAATCATGGCTGCTGCTGAACAAAAAAAGTCATATCAAGTTGTTAAGGTTTTTAAAGGTCTTAACACTAAAGCAAATCGTACTGCTATTGATGAAAATGAATTTTCTTGGATTGAAAATGCTCAACCAATTGGATCTGGCAACATTAAAATTACTCCTAATAGCGTTGCGGTTGAAGATAATTCTAATGTAGCTGTTTCATTTTCTAATGAGGTTGTTTATCTTACTTCATGTAATTTGGGCGTTTCAGATTATGTAGTGGGATTTTTAGCAGATGGATCAGCCCAATATTTTAATATTTCTAATAACACCACAGGAAATGTAGCGCCAGCGGGGACTTTTTCTACTGTTGGTGTTTCTGAACTTTATCCTATTAACACCACTCAGTGGTACAACGATAGGATGCTTATTCTTGACCCAGACAAGGGATATTTTACTTGGGATGGTAATGCGGTTATTAGCGTTGGATCAGTAGGGGTTATTGGTGTTACCAATAACGGCACTGGATATACTACTGCTCCTACTGTAGTTATTTCAGGATATGACCAAACTGGCGGTGTTCAAGCTAATGCGGTAGCTAGTTTAACTAGCGGTAGCAATACGGTTAATTATGTTTCTTTGGTAAATGGTGGTTCAGGATACACCAACGGAGCTAATTTATCCGTTACTTTTAGTGGTGGCGGTGGATCAGGCGCTTCTGCAATAGCGGGGATTACTAGCTTTGCTACTGGCACAGTTTATGTCAATGTAATTTCTGGTGGTTCTGGCTATACCGATCCTGCCAATACAATTGTGACTATTTTGGGTGGAGGTGGCACAGGAGCAACAGGCACACCAATTGTATCTGGCAATGCCGTTACTCAGGTCATTATGACCAACAATGGTACGGGATACACTAATTCTGCCAACATTACGGCAACGGTATCAGGTGGTGGTGGATCGGGCGCTGTTTTAACTGCGCTTATTAACACTCAAAAAAATGTCGCAATAGAGAGCTTTTCAGGTCGTGTTTGGATTGCCCAAGGGCGAACTATCTACTACAGCGCTGCGGGATCGTATAGTGACTTTACAAGCGTTTCTGCGGGATCTGTAACATTAACGGACAGCACACTTCATGGCAACATACAGCAACTTCTTTCTGCTAATAACTTTTTGTATATTTTTGGTGATGATTCCATCAATGTATTTTCGGATGTCAGGGTTACTACTAGCGGTACTACTTTATTTACTAATACCAATGTAAGCGCATCAGTAGGGACTAAGTTAGCGTATGCTATTTTTCCTTATTTTAGATCAGTATTATTTATGAATAACTACGGGGTATATGCCCTTGTAGGTTCTACCACTAGCAAAATATCTGATTCGCTTGACGGAATGTTTCCGAATATTGACTTTGCCACCGAAGAAACTACTGCTGGACAGGTGCTTTTAAACAACATTTTGTGCGCTGCGTTTAATTTTAGGTACTACGATGCTGAATTTACCAAGTCATATCGGTACATTCAAGCGGTGTTTTTTGAGAAAAAATGGTTTATTACTAGCCAAGGTGACGATATGTTATATGTCGTTTCCGTGCCTGTAAGTGGGATTATCAATATGTACGGTGTACGAAATGATCGTTTATATCGTTTGTATCAGGATTCGCAATCGGCAATTACCAGTCGTATTCAGACTGCATTAAATCCAATGGGCGATCCAATTCGCACTAAACAAGCACTTAAATTTGCGGTTGAAGCTACCACCACTTCAGGCGTAGAAATAAATGTCACAGTAGATTCTGAATCGGGCGCTAGTCCTGTTTACACGCTTGGAAATTACATTACTTGGTATAACACATCTAACACTACCATCCCTTGGATTAACAACAGTTCTACTGTAATATCTTGGATAGGTGGTATAGGCTATGAGCTATACAAGTCAGATGCGCAACAATGGGGTAAATATTTAGGGTTGACACAAACTTCAAACTCAGCAAGTTTTGTGGTCAATACATTTGAATTTGAACATGAATTGAGAGTGAGGTTCTAAATGGCTGGAGTTCCGTTTGTCTTTGGTAATGCTACAACGAGCATACCTTTAAGTAACCTAGATGCTGACTTTAATACGCCAGTAACCATTGGGAATACTACCGTTGGTCTAGGAAATACTGTCACCACCCTTGGAAATGTCACATTAACTAATGTCAATATTGTAAGTGGCACAGTTCCAACTGCTAATTCTATTGTTAACGGCACATCTAATGTAGTGATAGCTTCTTCTGGAGGAGCTGTCAATATTTCTACCAATGGCACTCAAGCTATTACTGTAGATACTTCACAGAATGTAGGTATTGGTACAAGTAGTCCTACTGGAAAACTTGATGTAAGTGGTTTTGTAAGGGCTATTAACTATTTACCTGT